TATTCCTTTCGTTATGGGATATTAATAACATAATATCCCATAAACTGTCAAGTGTTAGTTTTCGTTTTTTATATTAGGTAAAGCTGTTAAATCTTGGTTCCAACTTAACCCTATTTTTTTACTTACTTCATTTAAAGCAATGGCCAGACTATCTGGTGTTCCCGCTTCCATGACAGTATCCAAGGCCTTTTGCTCTAACTCTTTTAGCTGTCTTAACCTTGCACCTTCTGGTCTTCGCTCTATTTCTTTTTCAGCTTGATTTTTAGCCCAAGTTCTTAACTGATCTTCACAATCAGATAAAGACAACTTACTATCACTATAACTATCTTGTTTTCTTCTGAAGCTATAATCAAGTTCAGCGTCTTTAGGTTTTTTCTTTTCAAAGAAAGTTATAGCTGTTGCTCTAGCTTCCTCTAGTTTTTTTTCAGCTTCAGCGAACGCTTTTATTATTTTATCCGCGCCAATCTTTTTTGAAAGTTTGGCAACAGCAACATCAGTCGCTTTTGCTTTAAACTGTTTTACTAACAGTTCCTGGTCTTCTATCAGTGGTTCAAATTGTCTTCGCACTTTTGACTTAAAGTGTTCCAACTGATATTTAGTCATTGCTCTTGTCATATTGTATTTCCTCCATTTGTTAAATACACATGTGTTTTAAAACACATGTGTTCGCATTACCATTTGACAAATTGTCGCAGTTTTTGTTTTTTTATTGGGGTGGGCCCCGCCCACATGCACTTACCATGGTGCGACAATCTGCGCATTGATCTGTATATTGGTTATGATATTGTGATCCTTGGTCTTATTAACTTGGCCTAAATCTCCAATTGATCACTGGAGATTATGATCTGAAAGGATGGTCGGTCAATCTCTAGTAAGACCTTGATCCCTGGTCACATCTTGTAGGCCTATCTCGGTGTGACCTGGGATCAAGAACCAGTCCAGTAAGGCAAAAAGTACGAGATGCCTGTCATGGTGGTACTCTGAGTTTTTGGTCTTAGTGTTCGATTGTGGGGTTGTACTACACTTAAAATTGGGAAACCCTCAAGGTGATACAGAAATCCTGTTGTCGCGAGAGTGACAGCTAAAATACTGGATATGGCGCGAAGAGACTAAAGGCTCACGCGCCATTTTTTATTTCTTTTTTTTAGGGTGGGCCCCGCCCACAAGCTCTTCTCTGCCTGCGTCAATTTGGCCAATATTCACGGCTCATGAATCTGTTAAAACTTAACTATGAATAAAAAAGAATTAAAAGAAATAACAGGCTCATTTTCAAAGCCTTCAAAGATGCCAGGTTATAGCTACGGCCTGCCCGCGTGGGAGTGTAAAACAGGTAAAAAGCTTGCATTAATACCTGGCACGGTTTGCCACGGCTGCTATGCTTTAAAAGGTTTTTATGCGATGTATAAAGGCGTGAAGGCTGCACAATATAAGCGTTTAAATTCTATTACTAAACCTTTATGGGTTCGAGCTATGGCAATTCAAATTAATTCATTTAAGTGTAAAGAATTTCGATGGCACGATGCGGGAGATATTCAAAGCATTAAGCATTTATTAAAAATTTTTAAAGTTTGTAAATTAACGCCTGGCGTTAAACACTGGATGCCAACTAAGGAGGCACAATTTTTAAAACATATTCCAGTTAATAGAATTCCAAAAAATTTAATTATAAGATTATCGGGAACCAATGTAGACGGCCCCGCGGGCAAGTTTTGGAAGTCTACAAGTACAGTCACAACTGACCCTAAAAAGGCCACATGTCCAGCGCCAACTCAGGGGGGAAAGTGTCTAGATTGTCGAGCTTGTTGGAATAAAAGAATTAAAAATATAACTTACTTAAAACACTAATATGAAAAAAAGAAAAATTAAAAGAGGTGATTTGTTGCCGTGGTTCTTAGAGGATCACGACACGCTGCCAGCCTGGTATATTAAAGATTGCCAGGAGTTTTTTGAATGGTTGAAAAAAGATAATAAAGAAAGAAAGAGGTTGAACTAATGACAATTAAAACAATTGAAGATCTAAAAAAATTAATGAAGGACCTGGGCGCAAGCGAGGAAACCACAAGCGATGGTTTTACTTTTATTGAGCTTGATAGTAAAAATTTAAAATGTGCGGAAGCATCTAAAGGATGCAAGCCTCACGGCTGGCCAAGAGGTAATCCAAAATGGAAATAAAAAAATTTAAATGAGCTCAAGGCTCAAGCACACAAGCCCCAAGAATAAGGGGGGAGGGGGAACGGGTGGGTCCCGCCCTCAAGCACACACATGGGTGCGACAAATTGTCGCATGTGACAATATTGTTCTTGACAAGTCAAAAGGTCGCAGGCCCAGGGTCCAAGGACCAAGCCACAAGTGCGACGTTTTGTCATGTTCTAAAAACTATATTTTTTTGGTTTACTCTCCTTATGTCAAATTTAACAAATGGAGGAAATATGACAGTAGACCACGAAAGAGTGAAAGAGATCAGAGAAGAGATCTGGAAACTTGCTCAAGAAGTAAGAGCAATGAAAAGAAAAACTCTTCCAACTTTTGGAGTATGGCAAGCTTTGTTTGCATTAGGCTGCAGAGCAAATGGAATGATCAAAAAGGAGGACAAGGATGGACAATAGAACGATCACTCTTAAGGAAACTTTTTTTGGTGAGCAAAAGCTCACCAAGAAAGAATTTATCTCAAGATGGAAATCACCAGCGCTTAGCATCTGGACGTTGTTCCTGGACCACGGCACAACACAAGAGGAGCGAGATTTTGGTAGATCTATTTTTGATAGAACTGAAATTAAAGCCGGGGAATTATTCGAAAAATTTTACGAAGAAGAACAGAATAAATAGTTTCCCTCCAGACCCTGGGCGAGAAATCGCCTGGGGTTTTTTTGTAACCATAATAATTAATAATAGAATCCGTCCTCAAGCACACAACTGATCTGGGGTGGGGGAGAACGGGTGGGTCCCGCCCTCAAGCACACACACGAGCGTGGCGGTGCGACGTTATGTCACATTGACAAGATATTCTTGAACCTTGGTCCATGACTCGGCGACCGGGGTACATGGTTCACGGCTCACGAGTTTTAGTATATCTTTGCCTGCATAAAGTTTTATGGCTAAAGGATCGAGGACCTTTGCCAAGATAAAAGTATTGTTAGAATGTTTCATGTGGAACGCAATTTGGTGTGGAGAGAAGATTAATTTTTTACGTTTTTCTACTTTCAATTCGATAGTAAAAAACTTTCCTTTTTCATTATAACATAACAAGTCTGGAACACCTGCAGAGGCCCAACTCTCTAGTCTTGTAAAGGAAATTTGCTTGATGTTTTTCTTAACTTCTTGCCAAAATTTAGACTCATCTTTTGCCATGAATTTACCGTAAGGTAGGTGGTTATAATAGGACTACTAGCGTAATAAAAACTAAAGAAAAAAGCAACAACTCTTCAATCATAACTTCTTTAAAACTTTACCCATACGCCAGGATTCTGGTTTGATAGTGATTACTAATCTATGAGATTCTCTGACTCCAATTAATTTATTTTCCATTAATTGAATTCCTTTAACATCATAAAACTCACCATTAGGTAAAACGATTTGAACTCTTGCATCACCTGCTGCGGGTGATTTTAAAAACTTATCTATGACTTGTCTGAAATGTCTTAAGCTTATCATATTTGTTTTAGAGGGGGCCCAGTATCTGCCTAATGGTTTATTCCCAAGGTTTCGTAAGCCGACCCCCGCTATTGTTTACAAATTAACCTGTAATTAAATGAACCGTTTAATTTAATTACACACATCAAATGGAGGTAAGATGTGATTGACTTATACGAAATATTACGTTAATTGTCAAGGCATGGGAGCATTAAAACAACTCACACCAAAACAAATAAAATTCGCACAAGAGCTCGTTTATAACGAAGGTAGAAAGACTGCGACACAATGCGCAATCGAGGCTAAGTATTCAGAAGACAGAGCTCACGTGACTGCATCTGAATTACAGAATCCAAAAATGTATCCACTAGTAGTTCAATACATTGGTGAACTTAGACAAGAGATACAGAAAAAATATGATATTACTTTTGAATCTCACCTGGCTCAATTAGGTGATATGCGAAACAAAGCTTTAGATGCCAAAGCTTGGACAGCTGCAATCAATGCAGAAGTAGCTAGAGGTAAAGCTGCCGGACTTTATGTTGAACAAAAAATAATTAGAACTGGTAAATTAGATGATATGTCTGAAGAGGAATTGGATAAGCGAATAGCTGAAGTATTAGATCAGTACTCGCCTATCCTTGAAGGTGTTGCACATGATGAGTTTAAGGATGTAATACGAAAGACAAAAGCAACGTCAAACCGAACACTCCCAAAACCCATAGATATTGAATCAGAAGAAGATTATTCTTCGTCCTCTTCGTCTTCCTCATCATCTGAATCATCTGAGTCTTCGTAAGAGTCCTCTTCATCGTCACTCTCTTCCCAAATTTTTTCTCTGATCTTTTGAGTATCCTCGTCAATTCTATCTAAGATATCTTCGATAGATTCTTCTTTTTTCTTCTTAGCCATATATCCTCCATAATGGTTAAATGTTTATCTTCTCCAATCGAATTATACATCCAATTGGGAAAACGTTTCTATCAGAAAACGATTCTTCTTTCGAGTCATAACTTGCAAAAGTTTTTAAATATTTTTTATCTTTTTCAAAGATATATGCGTAAGTTATCATTTCAGCTGGTCTCATATTACGGAACTCTTCTAAATCTGCGTGTCCACTATCACCTAAAATATCAATCCATGTAATTTTATAGAAATAATAACGTTTCTTATTAATGACAACTGATCTGTATTTAGATTTTTTTCTTATTTTGGTTTTAGGCATGACCAGTTATAGCACATATTTTTGACCTTCATACCTTTTCATCCTTGCCTTATTTCAGCTCTGTACGACTAGAGAATTGTAGGAACTTTTTTAAAATTGTAGGAAAAAAAAGTGGCTTATACCAACGATTGTAATGATTGTAGAACTTAGGTTCTACAATTTTATTGTGCTATTATTCGCTAATACCAATGATTCTAGACGATTTTTTTGAAATTGTAGGAAAAAATGACCCTCCAAACTTTTTTTTGAAAAAATTTTTTTTCGTTACCCCTGAAAAAGTTCTTACAATTACTACAATCCGCATAAAACAACACTTTTAGGTTCTACAATTTACTACAATTTATCCGGAAAAGTGTGACATATTTGTCACAGTTCCGTGTTCCTTGCCACATTCTCGCCTTATTCTTGCCGCAATCTCCTTGACCTTATTATACCATGCAACTTTAAGTTGTGCTCTTAATTCACCACTAGCTCTGTCATAATCTTTTTTAATTTCATCTAGCTCATACATTTCTATATTAACTATTCTGTTGTGCATCTTTCTCCTTTTCATTATAATATTGATCCACTCTTCTTAACCAATCAAACTTAGCCTGTCTAAATTCCTCACCTTCAAATATAAATTCTTGAAAGTAGTTATCTTTAGTACAAATTAAATTCACACCTTTATTAATTGCAGTGCCATAGATTTCATTATGCGCTAATGCATATGCAGCTAATTGAAGTTTATAATCATCAATCCATTCTTTACGTTTTGGTTTATTACTTTGTTTAAAGTCAATAATTGATGCTGATCCATCATACATACCAACAACGTCTGTAGCGCCTGC